ATAACTAAGCAAGAATACATTGCTGTGTTAGAAACAGAAAAAGAAACTCTGTTACGATACTACTTCAAACCAAATGAAGAGGGTACTGGTCATTTCAATACTGCTGCTGGTGTATTAGAACACCGCATTAATGAGCTCAAAGCTCAACTTTGATTTTTAATTTTTATATTATGAGGTATTGTGATGGAACATTTATTATGGACAGAGAAGTATCGTCCTAAAACGGTAGAAGAGTGCATACTGCCTGAGAGGTTGAAACAACCATTTCAGGAGTATGTTAATCAAAAACAAATCCCCAATCTCTTACTGAGTGGCGGTGCAGGTGTGGGTAAAACTACAATTGCAAAGGCTATGTGTAATGAGATTGGTTGCGATTTTCTAGTAATCAACGGTTCAGACGAATCTGGCATCGATACATTTCGTGTTAAGATTAAGAACTATGCTTCATCTATGTCACTAACTGGTGGTCGTAAGGTCATCATTATTGATGAGGCAGATTATCTAAATCCCAATTCAACACAACCTGCGCTTCGTAATGCAATTGAAGAATTTGCAGGCAACTGTTCTTTCATCTTTACTTGTAATTACAAAACTCGTATCATTGAACCATTGCACTCACGGTGTGCAGTTATCGATTTCAATCTGAAGAACGGTGAGAAGGCCAAGATGGCATCTGCTTTCTTTAAGAGAGTTCAGATGATTTTGCAAAGTGAAAAAGTTGAGTTTGTTGATTCAGTTATTGCAGAATTAATTAAGAAACACTTTCCAGACAATCGCCGTATTCTAAATGAGTTGCAACGATACTCACAGTTCGGAAAGATTGATACTGGTGTTCTTGCACAGATTGGTAATGTTCAACTGAGTGAGATTACTAAACACATTAAAGATAAAGACTTTGGTGCAATTCGTAAGTGGGTTGGTGGTACAGATATTGATGCGAATGTTTTATTCCGTCAATTGTATGATACATTGTATGATGTAATGAAACCAAAATCTATTCCACAAGCGGTTCTGATTCTCGCAGAGTATCAATACAAACAAGCATTTGTTGCTGACCAAGAAATCAACATGGTTGCATGTCTAACCGAACTCATGGCAACATGTGATTTCGTATGAACATTTTAACTGGTGGTAATTTACTTGGTTGGCATAAATTTGATGACATTTATAAGTTTACAAATAACTTAAATGCGGCTGTTTATAGTTTTGGTATCTTTAAAAAAGTGCCAAATAAACATGAACTGCCTTTTACTTTAAAAGAAGTATTTTATGTTGGTCAAACAGGTGGTCAAGAAAATATTTTTGACAGAAAAAATAAAGATACAGGTAAAGGTCAATGGTTAACTCCTGTACATAAAAGAATGAAAGACCATTCGTATGATACTTTAAAGTTTGTGCGAAAGGGTTTAGATTCAGATGAACATGTATGTGTTTACTTTGTTACACCTAAAGATTATATGGAAGACTCTTTTGTCAAAACATGGTTACTTCATACTGAAAGTGAGATGATTAGTTTTTATTCTTATATGCATGGAGATGTTCCCGCTTTAAATAAAGCACACAAAAGTAGAAATTCTAATGTTAATCCCGATTCTATATCTCAAAAAGAAACAAAGAAGATATTAGAATCAAGTTTATTAAAGTTTATAGTATGATAGATTTATTGAAACCAACCTTTGATTGGATTAAAGATGACTACGCTTCTAATAAGTTTCGCTTTGCTGTTGAGTTACTTGCTTGGGCTGTTAGCATTGGTTGCGCCATCACGATGGCTCTTACAGTACCCAATCCTCCACTTCTCGCTCTTTATCCTGTGTGGATTAGCGGTTGTGCCATGTATGCTTGGGCTAGTTATACTCGGAAATCATTTGGCATGCTTGCTAACTATATGCTCTTAACCACGATTGATTCTATCGGTTTGATTAGGATGCTGACATGAGTAATCCATTTGATTATCTAAACGCAATTCTTCAAAACAAGAAACAGTTAATTGTTGATGAGTTAACAGAAAAAGACTATTCACCGTTTATGGTTAATAGAGGTCTTTCTTATCACAAAGACTGCATCATGTATGCAAATGAAATGAACAGTCGCCACTTGATAGATAAAAAGTTACAAAATGACTTTTTACTAAATACCGTGCGGTCACAAAAAAGGCCGTTTGCGAAGTGGGTAAAATCTGCAAAAAGTGAAGATTTAGCATGTATAAAACAAGTCTTTGGCTTCTCTGATTCGAAAGCGTCAGAAGCTGCACGCCTACTTACCAAAGAACAAATCCAACAACTAAAAGAACAAACCGATATCGGTGGATTGAAGAGGTAATAAAATGGTAGACTTGAATAAGTTTGTTGAGGTAACACTCAATGAACAAGATGACTTTTTAAAAGTTAGAGAGACACTCACCCGAATTGGTGTTTCTTCTCGTAAAGAGAAAGTTCTTTACCAATCATGCCACATTCTACACAAACAAGGTCAATATTATATTGTTCACTTTAAAGAATTATTTGCGTTAGATGGTAAACCATCAAACATTTCGGAGAACGATATTCAGCGAAGAAATGCAATTGCAAACCTGTTAGAAGAATGGGGTCTAGTAAAGATACTTAACCACAAATTGTTAGAAGACAATATTGCACCGTTACATCAGATTAAGATAATTTCCTTCAAAGAGAAAGATGATTGGGAATTAATTGCTAAATATAACATTGGTAAGAAACTACACGAACATTAAAATGAAATTAAATTATGAAAATTGTGAAACTAAAGAACCGCTACAATGGAGAGATTGTCTATTGTAAAGATATTAATGATGTGAGTGTTGAAGGCACTTATACATTCATTAAAGTATATAAAGAAGAATTACCAGGTAGAATTTACTTGGTCAACAAGGACGCTTATGTCTTGGTGACTAAATAATGTTGTGATGCCTTAGGGGTCACATTTTTATAACTCGCTTAATAGGAGAAAACTATGACACGCTTTACAGCATTATATCCACAGTTTGTTGGTTTCGATAATATTTTCAATGAGCTCGAAAGACTTGTTGACGGCACTACACCAACAAGAAACACATCTTTTCCACCACACAATATCATCAAACTAGATGACAACAAGTATGTCGTTGAAATGGCAGTTGCTGGTTTTGGGCAAGATGAGGTCGATGTTGAAATCCATGACGGTACACTAATCGTTAAGGGTGAAAAGAAAGACCAAACTGAAGTGGATTATTTGTATCGTGGCATTGCTACTCGTTCTTTTACCAAGTCAATTAGATTGAGTGAAAGTATTGAGGTTCGTGGTGCCCAATTCAAAGATGGTATTCTTAGAATTGCTTTGGAAAATATAATTCCAGAACATAAGAAACCAAGGAAAGTTGAATTTAGTAAAGAACTAAACTTCAATAATCCAAAACTGCTTCAAGAAGCAGTCTAAACGGTAGGGGTCGCAATGACCCCTATTATTGCCACACCTCTATAGAATTATTTGATATAATATGATTATGAAACCTGATAAAAACTTTAAACTCCCCCAGCAAGTAAAACGAACAATGGCGACTATGGTCAATACCGTTGAACGAAACGCATACAAGAATCTTATGATTCAAGCACAACTACATTCCAATAAAATGGAAAAACAGTCTGGTAAAAAAGACAAGTCTAAACCGAATGTTGCCGAGTAAATTCGCTAATGCCCACATGAAGGCGGCTGAGGTTTATTCTCAGTTGTCTTCTGCGGTGCGATTAAAAGTTGGATGTGTTGTTGTAAAAGACAACACCATCATCGGCATTGGTTACAATGGAATGCCTAGTGGTTGGGATAACAACTGCGAAGACGAAATAGTAATAGAAGAAGATGAAAAGTTTATAAAAGTTTTAAAAACTAAACCAGAAGTTCTTCACGCTGAAACTAATGCACTTGCCAAGATTGCAAGGTCAACCAATTCAAGTGATGGTGCAAGTATGTTTATCACACATGCACCTTGTTTAGATTGTGCAAAGTTAGTTTATCAATCTGGAATTAAATCTGTATATTATCGTAACAGTTATAAGAATACAGATGGTATAGATTTCTTAAATAAATGTAATGTTGAAGTGACAATGATATGATATACACAACTAAAGTGACAGAAATTTGTGAGAATGGTGATGCGATTGTTGAATTGCCTGATGAGTTGGTTAAAGAACTCAATTGGCAAATCGGTGACACGCTTGACTATCAGATGAAAGATAATGCTGTTTTTATAAAAAATCTTAGTAAGGAAAAAAGAGATGCTAGTGCTACCTGATAATATGATAGGTAAACCTGTAGGTTTTACCTGTTCAACTTTTGATTTACTTCATGCTGGGCATATTCTAATGCTTGCTGAGTGTAAAAATATCTGTGACTATTTGATTGTTGGTGTTCAAAGTGACCCAACAATTGATAGACCAGAAACTAAAAACAAACCTGTTCAATCTGTCGTTGAAAGGTATGTTCAATTGTCTGCTGTTAAGTTTATTGACCAGATTATTGTTTATGATACAGAGAAAGACCTTGAAGACTTGTTGATGTTTCTGCCAATTGGTGTTCGCATCATTGGTGAAGAATACAAAGACAAAGAATTTACAGGTAAACAAATCTGTGAAGACCGTGGTATTAAAATTTGGTTTAACTCCCGTAATCATAGATTCAGTTCTTCTGAATTGAGAACTAGAACCTATCAGTCTGAATTGAAAAAGAAAGGCTAATCATGTCTGACATGGCACTTGATGTTAAAGTTTTTATTGAGGCTTGTGAACAGAAACCATCACCGGATAATGTTCATTTGTATCGAAGTTTAATTGCTGAAGAGTATGATGAATTTTGTCAAGCGTTAATTATGCGAGATGATGTTGAACAACTTGATGCTTGCATGGACATGATTTGGGTAATTCTTGGTTACTGTTACATGAAAAACTTTCAAGTACATGGTGCATGGAATGAGGTTGCCAGATCCAATCTATCAAAGATTGATAAAAAAACAGGCAAAGTAATTAAAAGAGAAGACGGTAAGGTAATGAAACCTGAGGGGTGGAGACCACCTGACTTAGGCAGTTATGCTAACAAAAAGCTTGCACTCTAACATAATCTATGTTATAATGTAAAAGTAAGTTAATTTAAATAAAGAGGTATAGTAATGAACATTCGTGAATTGGCAAAAAAACTCGCAGTAGAATACAAGTTGCCTAGGGCAGATAGGTATGATTTGTATTTGCGGGACTTTGACAACATGGTGGAGGTTCTTGGATGGGTGCAAGATCCATCCGCAGACATGAACGACTATCGTGGAAGGGAAATGCTTTTCCCAAAACGATGGGTGACTATTGGTATATTGCCTGCTAGGACATCTGTTCATGTATAGAGTTTCATACTATATGAACGGCTCAACAGGAGTATCATTTAGAGAATTTGATACTCTTGCTAATGCTGTAGATTTTTCAAATAAACAACCCATTAATTCAGTATTGGAAATTAAATTATATGACAACGAAGCTCGTAACCTTCAAAACGAATCATACGATTCTCGCAGGAGTGGACTGCACAAGTGATAATGAAGTTATTATTACCAAACCAGTTCAAGTAGTAGTACAACCAACTAAAGATGGTCCGATGATGGGCTTTGCCCCATTCTTAGATTTTGCAGAAGAGTTTACTACAGGTATTAAATTTTCGATGGACAATGTATTGTGTATCACTACACCAAGCAAAGACCTTGAAAATCAATACAGTAAAATGTTTGGTAGTGGCATCGAAATTGCCTCTTCTATTCCAAAAATCTGATATAATATATGAATGAGTAAATACTACACAAATGTTGCCTGTATTGGCAACAACATATTATATCGTGGTGTTAAAGAAGGCAGGCGTGTAAAGTTAAAAGTAGCTTACACGCCTACTTTGTTTTTGCCAAGCAAAAAAGAAACTACCTTCAAAACACTTGATGGTGAATTTCTTGAGCCGATGAAATTCGAATCCGTCAGAGAAGCAAGAGACTTCATTAAAAGATATGATGAAGTAACTAACTTTAAAATCTTTGGTAATTCTTCTTATCAATATGCCTTCATTGCAGATGAATTCAAAGGCATGGTTGATTGGAAGATGAAAGATTTGTCTGTTGCGATAATTGATATTGAAGTCGGTTCAGAGAATGGATTTCCTGATCCATATCTTGCAAATGAACCAATCACAGCAATTGCAATTAAGTATATCAATGGTACAATGACTGTATTTGGTTGTGGTGATTACAAAGTACAAGGTGATGAAGTCTATATCAAGTGTGATGATGAATACAATCTTTGCAAGAAGTTCCTAAGATTTTGGGAAGAGAATTGTCCTGATGCAATATCAGGCTGGAATATTAAGTTCTTTGATATTCCGTACATTGTAAATCGATTCAATAAAGTTCTCGGTGAAGATGAAACAAAGAAACTATCACCATGGGGTTACATTAACAGTCGCAAAACTGTAATGAACAACCGTGAGTTGGTCGCATATGATTTTGTCGGTGTATCTACACTAGATTACATTGAGTTATACAGATGGTATGCGCCAGGTGGTAAGTCACAAGAATCATATTCACTAAACAATATTTGTAATGTTGAAATTGGCGAGAGTAAAATATCCTATGAAGAGTTTGATAATCTTCATGCATTGTATCGATTGAATCATCAAAAGTTTATTGAATACAACATTAAAGATGTGGAGTTGGTTCTTAAACTTGAACAGAAATTAAAACTGATTGAGTTGGGTCTTACTCTTGCTTATGATACTAAAACAAACTATGAAGATATCTTTGCACAAACAAGAATGTGGGATTCTTTAATCTACAATTATTTGTTTGAGAGAAATATTATTGTTCCACCAAAGAGTAACAACAGTAAAACGGCTGCGTTTGAAGGTGCGTATGTTAAAGAAGTACAAGTCGGTAAACACGATTGGGTTGCTTCTTTTGACTTGAACAGTTTGTATCCACATTTGATGATGCAGTATAACATTTCACCAGAGACCCTGATTGAAGTCAATGATTACACCAAAGAGATGCGAGATATTATTTCTAAAGGTGTTTCTGTTGATAAGATGATTGAACAAACTGTTGATACATCAAAACTAACTGGTGTCACAATCACACCAAACGGCCAATTCTTCCGTACTGACAAACAAGGTTTCTTGCCTAAGATGTTGGAAGAAATGTATATCGACAGAAGTAAATTCAAAAAACTGATGTTGAAAGCAAAACAAGAGTATGAGAATGAAAAAGATGAGTCTAAGAAAAATGAGATTAATAACCGAATTGCAAGATATGATAATCTACAACTTGCAAAGAAAGTTTCTCTAAACTCTGCATATGGCGCTTTAGGCTCACAATATTTCCGTTTCTATGATTTGAGAATGGCACTTGCAGTTACACTTGCAGGTCAATTGTCTATTCGTTGGATTGAAAAACATCTCAATTCTTATATGAATAACCTATTGAAAACGGAAGAAGATTATGTTATCGCCTCAGATACAGATTCGATTTATCTTAAACTTGGTCCACTTGTTGATAAAGTGCATAAAGACAAGACAGATATTAATAAAATTATCGCCTTCATGGACCGTGTCTGTGAAGATAAGATTCAACCATCTATTGATGAGAGCTACGAGAATCTTGCTAACTATGTTCATGCGTTTGCCCAAAAAATGCAAATGAAGAGAGAAGCATTGGCAGATAAAGGCATCTGGACTGCCAAGAAGAGATACATTCTTAATGTGTATAACAACGAAGGTGTTGCATACAATGAACCGCATATGAAAGTTATGGGTCTTGAAATGGTAAAGTCATCCACTCCATCGGCTATCCGTGAGAAGATGAAAAAGTCTATTAAGATTATGATGCAAGGAACTGAGAATGATATTCACGAATTCATTGCAGATTTCAAAGTGAATTTCAAACAACTTCCTGTTGAAGATATTTCTTTTCCAAGAGGATTGAATGGTCTCAAA